CTGGAGAAACCATTCAGCTAAACCTGAATCGCGGTGAAGCGCTCTACGCATTCAGTGATCCTTCAGGCTTGAAGCTCGGCATCCTTCGGCAGAAAATGGATGAGTAGAGATGCCATATTTCATTACTGATCAGTCTCCTGATTGCCCCGTTTGGGCAACAGTAAAGGAAGACGGCGAGGTTATGGCCTGCCATGCCACGAAGGATGATGCCGTGGCGCAAATGGTCGCGCTGTCACTGGATGAGGATATGGAGCCAGGCGGCGAACTCCGCATTACCGGCGAGATCCCCGGCTATGTGAAGGATGCAGCCGGTAAGGGTTTGGAATACTTCGCTGAGGGCAAGGCAGGCGATGGCATAACCGATGGGACAATTAGAGAAGCGCGGCTGATGGCTTCAGGTTCTATCACTGATGACAAAGTGATTAGGGCGAATGCTTGGGTCGCGCGTCATGCTGTCGATCTTGAAGCCTCAAAGAACAATGATGCGGATGATGATGGCTTTCCCGGCCCCGGTGCAGTGGCGCATTACCTCTGGGGCATTGATCCGCTGGACCCTTCTCCAGCGCGCGCTTGGTTCGCTCGGCAGGCTGCAATCATTCAGGATGGCAGGAAGATGACTCGCATCGCAGGCGGCGAGCCGGTCATTATCTGCGACATTGACGGAACGCTCCTTAATGGATCACGCCCTATTGCTGCGACGGTTCAATTCGTGCAGGAGTCGGAGGAAGATCTCTACATCATCACGGGCCGGAATGAGTCGGAGCGCGCAGCAACGGAGCAAGCGCTAGCGGCTGCCGGCGTCGAGTATGAAGAGCTTCTGATGAATCCCGGCTCTACTGCCGACACGCTCAATTTTAAGCGTGCGATGGCGCAGAGACTCCTCGAGGAGTACGACGTAGTGCTCGCGATAGACAATAATCCTTCTATGCGCCGCATGTATCGGGCGCTAGGTATTAAGGCTGTCACTGTTTCTGATCTGCCACCGGTTACGAGAAAGGCGAAAACGATAGTGGAGACTCGCGCGCATTTTGTGGAAGACATGGAGATTCGGGCGGTGGGCGACAAAATGACTTTCAAAGGTTATGCCGCTGTCTTCGATAGTGACTCTGAGCCGCTCCCGTTCATCGAGCAGATCAGGCCCGGCGCGTTCACTCGAACCCTGAAGAGCCGAAACAACATTCGTATGTACGTCAATCACAATGATTCGGCACTCCTCGCTTCTACTCGCTCGGGAACCTTGCGACTTCAGGAAGATTCCAAAGGTCTTCTGGCAGAGGCTGATCTACCGATGACTACTGATGGAAGGAATCTGAGCATCCTCATAGAGCAGCGCATCGTAGATTCAATGTCGTTCGGCTTCTCAGTTCCTCGCGGTGGCGATATGTGGAGCGAAGATGGAATGCGCCGTACGCTTACAGAAGTACGCCTCCATGAGGTATCGGCCGTCACCGGAATGCCAGCGTATAATTCAACCTCCACTTCTGTAAGGAAGCTCGCTGCGCGTACTGCGATAGATGAGCAGGTTCTAGCGGATGCACTCACACAATTAGAGAGCGGCGCTGAACTAGATTCTGCTCAGGCCGATCTGATTCGCGGGATAGTCGATCAGCTCGCGCCGAAGGAATCGAAGCCTGATAATTCTCTGATCGTTGCTAAGCAGTTGCTTGCACTCATGGAGATGCAAGTTTGATGTAGCATCATCCCTATAAATCCGTTAACGGTGCCGTTAACGATGGATGCGGAGCCGCTTCCTTGCTAATACCTGCGGCAAACATCTATCGAAAGGCATAACGTAATGGACGTTCTGAAGGCACAGTTTGAGGCTAGGGCGAAGGATCTTGAAATCGCCAAGGCCATTGTGGACACTTGCGCGAGCGAGGATCGCGCGATGACCGTGGATGAGCGGATTTCGTTTGATCGTGCGAATGAGGAGTTCTCTCGCCGTACGAAGATGATTGATGAGATTAAGTCAATGGCTGCGCACGAGTCTGAGGTTCGGGCAGCGCAGGCCGGGCATGAGAATGAGATTCGCCCGGTTAACGCTCCTGAGGCTCGGTCGATCAACGATGTTGAAACCATCCGCAGCCTTGCGCGTGGCGAGATCCGTTCGGCAGAGTTCGCACCCGAGCGCCGCGATATCAGCCGTTCTTCGACGGGCGCCCCGGTGCCGACGAGTTTTTACGATCAGGTGATCATGCTTGCTCGCGCTGTCGGCCCGATGCTCAGCGTTGGAACTATTCTTAATACTGCAGGGGGAGAAAATTTACAAATACCCCGACTGGCGTCATATAGCACCGGGACTGTGAATGCTGAGGCTGCAACGCTCGGCGAATCTGACCCGGCCTTCTCCGCATTTATTACACTGAATAGCTGGAAGTACGGCTTCCTCACGCAGGTGAGCTCGGAGCTTTTGAACGATTCAGGTATTAACGTCCTTGATCTGCTCGCTATGAACTGTGGTAACGCTCTCGGGTTTGCGGTTAATACCGCGCTCACGACCGGGACCGACACGACAGAGCCGAACGGCATTGTTACCGCTGCTGGTTCGGGCATCACTGGTGGAACCGGCGTGGCAGGCGCATTCACTTATGCGAATCTGGTCAGCCTCTACTACTCGCTTGATCCCGCTGCTCGGGCACTCCCGGGAACGGGCTTCATGGCGAAGGGTTCCAGCATTGCTGCAATGCGTACCCTTCAGGATGGAAATGGAAGTTTCGTCTTCCAGCCGTCGATGTCGGAGAGCACTCCTGATCGCGTGCTCGGTGTTCCGCTCATCGAGAATCCGGCAATGGCTGCGGCTGCTACCAGCGCGAAGTCTGTCATCGCCGGTCACTTCCCGTCCTACTACGTTCGGACTGTTGGCGGTATTCGTCTGGATCGCTCGGATGACTTCGCCTTCAGCGCGGATCTCGTAACCTTCAGGTGCACCTTCCGAGTGGATGGGGATCTTCCGCAGACGTCGCACGTTAAGTACTTCATTGGCGGCGCTTCCTAGTAATACCCTCTGTGCCCCTAGTCGGGGTTCCGTATTTATCGCAGGGTGCGGAACCCCGACTAGGTCTCACCTGCGAAAGGATCTGCGATGTCGAACAAACGCAAGCCAAGTAAGCCGCTGAAGAAGCGAAGCGAAGCCAGGGCGATCCTCTGGAATTCAAATAGTCCGTGGGCTAGAACCGGCTACGGTGCGCAGACTGCGCAAACGATCACGAGACTGCAAGCGGCAGGGCATCAGGTAGCCGTCTCCTCTAATTACGGCCTAGAGGGAACTACCCTTGATTGGCACGGAGTCAGGCAGTATCCGCGCGGATTCGATATGCATTCGAACGATGTCGTGCCGGCCAACTATCACGCATGGCGGCATGAGAACTCAACGCTAGATCCCTTGCTCATCACTCTCTATGACGTCTATATCTTCAAGGGCCCACAATGGGATGACGTGGAGCAAATCGCTTCATGGGTTCCTATCGATCACTCCCCGGTTCCTCCAGATGTTGCGGCTTGGTGCAAACGTCCGAACGTGACTCCTATTGCGATGAGCCGCTTTGGTGAGGCGATGCTCAATAACGCTGACATCGAATGTCTCTATGTTCCTCACGCTATCGAGAAGATCTTCAAGCCTACAGAATCTATCAACGCAGGCGGTAAGGATCTGACCGGGCGCGAGTTCATGGGTATTCCTGAAGATCGTTTCGTATTCGGAATGGTCAGCGCGAACAAAGGCGCTTACCCTCCTCGCAAGGCCTTTCCTGAAACCTTCCTAGCATTCTCTATGTTCGCCAAGCATCACGATGATGCGGTGCTCTACATTCACACAGAGGATCGCGGCGGCATGGGAGGAATCAACCTGCGCGAACTCGCTACCGCGTGCGGCATTCCTGATGATCAGATCGTCTTCGTTGATCAGTACGTTTACCGCTCAGGTATCGGTAACGATCTCCTCGCTGCGATCTATACGGCTATGGATACGCTGCTGATTCCTTCGATGGGCGAGGGCTTCGGTGTTCCTCAGATCGAGGCGCAGGCCTGCGGAACTCCGGTCATCTGCACGAATGCGAGCGCATCTCCCGAGCTTCTCGGCGATGGCTGGCTAGTTGAGGGGCAGCCGTTTTGGGATTCTCCGCAGCGCGCTTGGATGATCACGCCTGGCGTTCCTTCCATCATCGAGGCGATGGAGGCGGCTTACGCTCGGGGCCGGGGGAGATCTCAGATAGCGCAGGACTTCGTGGCGCAGTACGGAGCCGATTTCGTTTTTGATAATTATTGGCTGCCGGCGATGGAGGCTCTGCGGTGATCCCTTGCATGATCGTTCCTATCTTGAAGGGTCCAGAGATCCTCTACAGGATGCTGGACACAATCGACTATCCGATTCGCAAGCTGATCATCATTGACAATGGGGACGCGCTCACTACTTCTACCGGATGGCCGATAGAGCACGTTCAGTCAACGAAGGTAATCAAGATGCCTGCGAATCTTGGCGTGGCAGGATCTTGGAATCTAGGGATTAAGGCTGATCCGTTTTCTCCTTGGTGGATGATTGCCAACTATGACGTTGAATGGCCCTCAGGATCTTTGAGAGCGTTCTATGAGCAGGCTGGAGAAGGAATCATGCTCGCTCAATCTCCGCAGCCGTGGAGCGCCTTTGCGCTCTCTGAGGATGCCGTCAAGCGCATCGGGCTATTTGATGAAGGCTTTCATCCTGCCTACTTCGAAGACAACGACTATGAACTTCGCGCGATGCTTGAAGGAGTGAAGATCACTCGCTCTGAGATCCCGATCATTCACCACAATTCTTCTACCCTTAAATACTTCGGCGAGCGCAATAACGCTACCTACCTTAATAACTGCGACTACTGGCAGAGGAAGCGCGAGAAGCCGGATGAGGGCGGCTGGAGCCTGGAGCGAAGGCGCGTGAATTCGTGGGATTGATGGCTGAGCAATATACGGATTTCAAGCGGCGGCACGCTGGAGAAACGATCTACGTTGTTGGCTCTGGCGCGACGCTAGATCATGTACCGCGCGGGTTCTTCGATGACAAAACTACTGTCTGCATTAATCGTTCGGGAGAAGCGCTCGGGCTTCAAGACTTCTACTCAGTGACTCACTACCATCTAGATGCTCATATCTTGGCTGATGCTAGGCCTGATCTGCCGGTGATCGTCCCGATGGTAGAGCAAGGCATCGGCTACCCAGCGAAGACTAGGCCTACTCAGATGAACGTCTTTTTTGTGCAGACAAACCCGCAGATGTTTTCACAGTTCGATTGCGCCGAGCACTGGCCTACTCATGATGATCATCTAGTTTGCGGTCCTACTTCGCTTCATATGGGGATGCACTTTGCGGCGTATCTTGGAGCGAAGTTCATCATCCTTGCTGGCGCTGATTGCGGGATCTTGGATGAGCGAGACGCAATCGAAGGATACGCGCCAGGCGATCCAAAGCCTTACCCGGTTTGGGAGCAGCAATTGCCGAAGGTGGCAAAAAAACTGCGATCAATGGGCGTAGGAGTGATGAGCCTTAATCCTTTCGTGAATCTCACGCTGGAGGGGCACTCATTCAAGGCTCCCTCAGTCAGCATCAATTGCTAGGAATGATTGA